AGCATAAAGCTGACCCCATTGGTGCGAACTTCCTGAGTTTTATCTCTGTTCCGTCAGGCAACCGTGTAGACAAACTCCTACAAGCTTCCAGGTACCTGTAAAGGTGATCCGGGAAAAGTAGGCGAACTAACTCAACAGAAACTCTATCCGAGGCCTCATTGAGGTCAAGGGTAGCGTACCTCCCATCAAGGGACCCATGAAGGGCCCCGAACTGGTTGGGTTGTTGATTAGTGAAGAAGACGTTCCCGCTAGATAGGGGAGACGCTTCTACATGACGAACAATGGCCCTGCTCAGTCCCTGCTGCACCCATTGAAAATCAACGGGTTCAGCAGATATGAGGCGGGGGCCACGCGAATCTTTCGGGACCAGGATTACCCTGGCCGGAAGATCTAACGTTCCGACCCTGTCAAAGGATCGGAAAGAATCACAGACGTGTCCTTGGGATGCACAAAAAAACGCATCGTAGGGGTAAACGTCGGTAATTCTACGAGAAACATTAGTCCAGAGGTATTTGTCCCAGAGCTGTTGCTTGGTAGCAACAACACCGGGACCGTGCCTCGGGGTGATGTCTGTCGGATCAAAGTGCTCGAACAACCTACAGAGGTTAGTACGAGCAACGCGAGCAACAGAACAGAGGTCAAGAAAGATTTGTTCTTTTTGAGAGCATTTCTTAATGACCTTTGTCGCGAAACGACTACTGGGACCGAAAAGCCCAAGCAATCCTTCGCAAGCGTTAACACCAGCCAAGTAGGCCTGGGCTGACGTATCTGTTGTGGTTTGGAGTCGGTGTCGAATTGCTTCGAGCACGACATCTGTTCTAGTGAGGTCTTCTTCGGTCTTAATAAACCGATCGAGGACGCACTTTGTCTGTTTGTCTTCATATGGTAGTTCGTACTTGTAAAACAGGTACATTACCTGCCTTATGATGCCGATGCTGACAATACACGGATCTTGAAGAACCGTGCCGTCGCTGTGTAAGACGCGTCTAAAGAACTCACCCATGAAAATGGGAAGTTCACTGTGAGGAAGGGCTTTTAAGCCCAGCTTCACACAGCTAAACGCTTCTTCTTTTGACAAGGCTTTATCAAAGGCCTTGCCTATGCGCGGAAGAGCTTTCGTAAGAAAGCTTAATCCTTCATACGAGCACCGAGAACGCAGCTTTTTCACTGTATTCTTAAGTGCCCGAGTGTTGAACACAACTACGTGATTCGAAT